GATGATTGGGGTGCTGGATTATTTGATAATGATAGTGAAGAACAGTAGAATATATGAAGTCGTTAACTCAAAGGGGATTTCATGGAAACTACAGTTCTAAAAATAGTACGTATCGCAATTACAGTTCTTTCAGAGAGGCTTTTGACCATCCTATGTATGAGCATGGCGTTCTCCCTAGCGTGTTGGGCAATGTGGGACCCGATGCAAGGACGGTTGATAACTCTAGGATTATTTGCAATACTCGTGTATATCCCGCTAATGCTACAGCAAAGGAAGAAAAATGAAGACCCTCCAAGCCAAAGTGAGTGAAGTTACTTTAATCAAAGGCACCACTGTTGTTCCACAGAAAATGCCTAATAAGCAAGTAAATCCAAACTTCTGCCAGTACTACGGTCCTTACGGCGGTACTACTAAGCCTGAAAAGAACAGAAAGATTTAAATGGCAAACAATATCCCATTTCAAGAGATGGGCAAAACGGTTCGGATTAATGTATCTACTGCAGCTAATACCGTAGCGGTTATTGCCGATTCTCCATGCAATCAACTCCGTATCCACAATGGTACGGCTGGCGAGGTGTTTATTCGTTGTGGCACAACATCCACATCCAATGTTGCCATTCCTGTTGCTGGAACGTCAAATTATGGAACGGTTTTACACAACAATGCTACCAATATTTTTACAGCTCCACGCATAGCAACCACTGAAGGTGGATATACATTTTATGTATCTGCAATCGTAGCATCAGGAAATGCAGTCGTTTATGTAACGCCGGGTGAAGGTTTGTAATGATGTATGTCAGACGAACTGGGGTTATCTGCTGGCGCTAAAGGCATCAGCGAGGGGATTAAAACTGGTCGTGAAGCTGGTCGTGAGATTGGCAAGAACATTGAAGAAGTACAGAAGGAAGCAGTCGATGTAGCAAGACAAAGAGCGCAAGCAAAGATTCGTGAGCGCAGAGAAGCAGAGTTAAAGAAGGAACGGGCTATATATAAAGCCCTTGAGGAGTACAAACACCGTAAGCAAATATCGGATGAGGAGTACAAATTAAGGGTAGAGTTTGTAAAGAAGTACGGTACTAAAGAATGGGATAAATTAATCCAGATTAAGGTTGAGATTGAGAAGTTAGAAAAGGCAGACAAAGATTACTTTGATGCCGAGCTGTCAAAAGTAAGGTGGGTGCAGTTCTGGTGTTTTTTGGTTGCTGGATATATAGCTTATTTCATTGTATGGGGTGGTAAAAAATGAATATGCAAGATGTACTAAAAGCGGTAATACCGATATTAGTAGCCTGTATAGCGTGGCTACTCGGTCAAGTATCCTCATTTCAGACCCGCCTAACTCAAATTGAGGGCAAGATGCCAGCCCTAATTACTAACGAAGGCGTGCCAACAGATAGTCCTATTTCAGCCGAGCGTAGAGCAAAGATGCGTGAAGAACTGTACAAAGAACTCCATGACCTCCATGTGCGTGTCAAACTTCTTGAAGAAAGGGCTAAAAAATAATGTTTCCATTGACCGCCATATTTGATGTAGGAATGAAAATACTAGACAAGTTTATTCCTGACCCAGAAGCCAAAGCTAAAGCCCAGCAAGAGTTAGTTAAGATGCAACAGGAAGGCAGACTAGCCGAGTTGCAAGCCGATAACATTGAAGCTCAAGAGATAACCAAGCGCCAACAGTCCGACATGGCTAGTGATAGCTGGCTATCGAAGAACATCCGTCCAATGACATTAATTGCTATTTTGGCTGGTTACTTCATTTTTGCTGGCATGAGCACGTTTGGCATGAACGCCAATGAGAAGTACGTGGAGTTGCTAGGTCAGTGGGGTATGCTTATCATGTCGTTTTACTTCGGTGGAAGAACGCTGGAGAAAATCATTGATATGAAAAGCAAAACAAATGGCAGCCAAACTAACTGAAAACTTTACCCTAGAAGAACTTACCCATTCCGAAACTGCTTTGCGTCTAGGCTTTGAGAATAGTCCTAGCCCAGCAGCGTATGAGAACCTTATCCGTCTAGCCCAGTTGCTAGAGCAAGTACGTAAGCTCTTAAACAAACCAATCCTCATTAACTCAGGCTACCGTTCCAAGCCAGTCAATGATGCTGTTGGCAGCAAGGATTCTAGCCAGCATCGGGTTGGTTGTGCAGCAGACTTCCGAGTGCCCGGCATGAGCCCAAAGGAGGTATGCGAGGCTATCATTGCTAGCGACATTCAGTTTGACCAGCTCATCCGTGAGTTCTGGGAGGAAAGCAAAGGCGGTGGCTGGACGCACATTAGCGTAACCAATACCCCTAATTTGACACCACGAGGACAAGCCCTCATCATAGATAAAAACGGAACTAGACCCTATGCCTAAAAAAAGCACTAGCCTGTCGATTGGACGTGGAGAGAAGCTCCCAGCCTCTCGTGGGGCTGGCTTGACTGCCAAAGGTAGGGCTAAGTTAAATCGAGCCACAGGAAGCAATTTAAAGGCTCCAGCACCTAACCCTCGCACTAAGTCCGAGAAAGGGCGTAAAGCCTCATTCTGTGCCCGAATGGCTGGCGTTGTGCGTAAGGCTAAAGGACCAGCGACTAGAGCTAAAGCATCGTTAAGGAGATGGAAATGCCGGTAAAGAAGGGTTTGTACTACAACATCAATAAGCGTAGAGAGAAGGGCTTACCACCTAAGAAGCCGGGACAGAAAGGCTATCCAACCAAGGAAGCCTTTATCCGTTCAGCTAAGACTGCAAAGCGTAAGGTTAGTCGATAGGCTTTCTAAGTATTGTGATGAGGTGTGGTGACGACCACTCCTGATGTTCCACGTGAAACTTTCCCTTAAAACCGTACATCTTAGCTAGGCATCCTCCAGCAAAGTACATCGGGAATGTTTCCTCAGTAATGATGTTTACATGGGTTGGGTCACGAAACGCTGGCGAATGTGGATAGGCTGGAGTAAACGAGTACAGGCTACCATCCGACTTTAGCACCCGATAAATCTCATTCATCAGTTCTACAAAAGCAAAGCGTGGTTTACGGTCTAAGTAGATAACCCGTGGGATATGCTCAAGAAAGTCATAAGCACTAATGTAGTCCACGGAATTATCGTCATAAGGTATTGGCTCAATGGCTAAGTCAATGCCTGAACGCAAGTCAAAGCCATGAACCTCATCCGCATTAAATGGATTGCGTGGATTGGTTCCGCATCCTAGGTCAAGCGAGATGGTCATTGGGTTTGGATTAAGTGTCCATCGAATAGGTATGAACCTAGATGTCCGAGCTGTACCCATGGTGCAGCCCAGACCTTAATGCCATTGTCCCTAGCTAGTTTGCAGAAGTGGTAGTCCTCTGATAGTAAGCGGTTAGTTCCCGGCTCAATGGAAGTAGTAAAGTACTCTTTGATTTCTTCCTCAACAAGCTGCTTGTTAATGTCATAGACATCGTTGGTATAGCTAGGAACCTTGTCTGCTAAGTCCTCGAATACCTTACGCTCAATCAACATAAAGCCAGTACCACCATTCCAAATCTCACATGGCTGGTTAATCGGTACAGTCACCTCGCCCTCATAGCCCACGAGGTTAACTACAAAGGAACCCGTAAAGTTCGATAGGTTTTCTGTTGGAATACCATGGTCAATGGCAGTCTTAACGGACTTCCAATTAATCTCTTTCTTCGGATAAATGCCACAGATAATCTCTTTCTTGGCAGTAATCATTGGAACAATTTGCTCGGGATTGAACTTAATATCCGCATCAATGAACATTAGATGAGTCGCTGGACTCTGCAAGAACTTCTTAGTCAATCCATTCCTAGCCCGTGTAATCAAGCTCTCATTGAACATAAAGGAAAAGCTCACATCAATGTCTGCTGAACGGCAAACTTTGATTAAGCTAATGATGGACTGGGTATAAAAGCCAGCACACATTCCACCGTACATAGGAGTAGCTACAAAGATGTGTGGCTTCTCAGCGTTTTTTCTGTCTTCTGTTATAAATGTTGTCATTTCAATCCCTAGAATAAGTGCCGGTTGTCTGAATACCTGACCGGCGCAAGCTACCTAATATCTCCTTCAGACTGGAGGGGGGTAATAACTACCATGGACTTCCCGCCTTTAACGGGCTTTCCACGTATGACGGTGAGGCTCTCTACTTGAGAATCATCGTCAAATACTCCAGCATCTTGCAAAGCGTCTAAGACTGCCTTCACTCGGTTGTCTATATCCGTCTTGCGTTTATCTCTTGGATGTAGCGTAATGTGAACATCAAGCGGTTCAGCACCTAACTTCGGCACTCGGTACTCAATGACATACTCCGATACATCCTCCTTGAACTTACGTCCTTCTGCTGAAATGAACCTACGATGACCATTCGCTCTCCAATAGCTATTGATAGAGGGTGGGTAAGGTAGGCTCAATATCAACATCAGCAAGTAATCGGTTTAAATGGACCTTGTGTTGTTGTATCCCAGCAACACATACCGCCTCGTCCATCAGGTTGGCATTTAATTGCAGCAAACGTATTGAATGATAAAGCAACGAAAAGAACTGCGACCAATGTTTTCATACTAATCCCCTTGGTTGGTTAGAAAGGTACGTCTTGGTCATTACGAACTTCACGCTCAATAGGACCACGTTCAGCACTAGACTGATAGGTGTCCAAAGACAGGCTGACCAAATGCCCGTATTGCGTATTCTTAATCCAGCCAGCTAACTTGTACATCTTGCCGTCTAGCATGACAGTACCCTTGTAGTCTGGGTGTGTGTCCTTCGTCTTCTTGTTTTGAAATAGCACCCCTTTGCCGTCTTGCGGTATAGATGCGCCTGATTTTAAAATACTCATTTTCTTGCTCCCATTAAGTGATACTTCGCATACAGCGCACCAGACGGGCTACGCATATCTTCTTTGATAATGTTATGACCCTCTGACTTTAGGTCATACACTACTGCTGCTAACCGTGTGCAATTCATAAAGTCATACGCTTGCATCGGTGTTAGTCCGCCTTTTTCTCTTAGCCACCACAGCACCTTTTCTTTTTGGGTTAGATGTAGCGGTAGGTTGGTTAGCTTTTGTTTTTCCTTGGCTACCCATTCTGCGTGGCTTCGTGCTTTTTTGTGTCTTCGGCGCTCCTGACGGTGGCAAACTTTGCGGTAAATTGTATGCGTTCATGGCTGCTGAGTCCGCTGGTGTTTTGCTCGTTAGCATTAGCCAATTCACGAAGTTTTTTATGCTTTTCCACATCATCTAGTTTCCTATTGTTAATAATCTTGTCGCACAGTTCAAACATTCCAGCCTTGTAATCCTCATAGCTTGGATACACAGCATAGGGTTGTTCCATGTTTGGCACCCATAACTTCCATGCTCCCTCGGGTGCAGCATTTAATTCAAACTCGTCCGATGGGATATCTTCCAGTGATACCACTTGTTGATTGGTCGGGTTCTGAAGCTGAAGTTCCACCCTCTGCGCTTGGGGAATGGTTTCCGTTTCACTCTCATCGAGCATACCCAGCCCACAGTGGGCGAGTACAGTGCGCCTAATAGCCTTGGTTGTAGCTTTGAGTATGGCATTTGCGAGTACATCGCCTTTAAGCGAACCGATGGAGACTGCACCCTGATTCTCCGATACACGCCCATCTTTACCCGTACATCTCGTGGATACCAAATAGATGTCGTCAACCTTTTCACGGTGCGTAATTTGCGTTGATAGCCCATGTATCGCACATAGCTGTTGAGTGGCGCTGGCGTTTGCATAGAGAACCTCTTTCCCGTTTAGTCGTAATAAATCGAATGGTTTAGCCGCTGGGTCTAGTCCGGCTTGCTGGCAACGGTAGTTGTAATACATTACCTTTTGCTCAGGCTTTAGTTTGGATAAGTCCCCATTGATAACCAATGACTCAATTACTGCTGGGTCTAAGGCAATCGGTGGTGCGGTGTTCTTTACTTGAATTTGCGACATGTGTTTAATCCCCTTTAGGTAATTGCCTACGTGCTTCATTTAACCAAAAACCTTCTACTGCCTAACTGCTCAATTACAAACTTGTCATAAATATCGGGCATGGCTTGTTTGAATAGGTCTGCTGAGAATCGTTTAGAACTCTTAGCACTGCGCCACGTGGCTAGTATCTCGCCAGCCGGTGTCATCAAGTCTGAGGCGCTTTGCATATAGCCTTGAATAAATCCTTGCAACTTATCCTCTTGTTCCTCTAATGCCTTAATCTGCGTCTTAATGTCCCGTAATTGCTGGCACATCACTTCCACGTTGCGGTTAGCAATCATGGTAGCCCCGTCATCTTTCTTCCACAGTAATCTAGCGTCCTCTGAGCTTTCAGGAAGTGGCGGGTTCTTCGCTTGGATATGACCCCACAGTTCAGCTAATGTCCTTATGAGCTGGTCTTTCTGCTCTTGGCTTACATTGACGGGAAAACAGCATAGCTCTTGCCCCCCAAATAAAACCCCTAAAACTACTTGGTCAACGTTATGCACAGTAGCTTCATGGATACATTGGGCTAGGTCTGCTGGCGGTATAAAGTCCGTACCATCATCGCCAAACTTATTGCGTACCCCAGCGTTGTAGTTCTTAACCTCTACAAGTACCTTTGCATCTGCTGAGATAAAGTCAAAGTGTGATTTGATATAGGACTCTTTTGGGTGAGTTAAGGCATAGTCCGCTTCTTTCAGTTCCATGCCTAGCTTTTGCCCTACATAGCGTCCAATCGTATCCTGTAAGCGCTTGCCCCACTGCACAGCCTCAATATGGTCTAAGTTCTCGATTGTCTTTTCTCCAATCTTTTCCAGATAAACCTCACCAGCTCGACCATTGGCTATCTTACGGGAGTCCCCACTCCACAAAGCCGAGCGCCTATTCTCAGGGCTAAAGTCATCACTCATCTGAAAAGTCCATCATCTTGATAATCACGTGGAATACCCACGCAAAGAGTAGTAAGGATAAGTACATCATAGGTGTTCCACCAATCGTTTAATGATGTCTTTTAAGTGGCTAATGTCTAGCTCTAAAAAGGCGTTCTTTTCTTTTTGGTCTTTGAGATAGCCCTCTAGCTGTCTAATCTCATCTCGCATAATCTCTAGCGTATTGTCTTTACGCTCAAGCTCTTTCTCATACTGAGTCCATTGGTCAAATATTTCTGGCTTGAGAGTTTTTACAACATTATTCTTACTACCTCTAGGGCGACCTCGACCCTTTACCATTTTTACAGTGCTTTTCATACAATCCCCTTGTTAAGTTAAGCGTGTGCTACCTTGTTGAAAACCTTATCCAGCCATCCGTCGTCATCTGTTGGGTGAATCGGCACATAGAATCTAGCTTCTAGTCCACAACCGCTAAAGTGCGATTGTCTGGCATCAGTAGCTAACAGCTTACGCATAGCCCCATTGACAGGATTCACGATAACGCTATTAGGGTGCATACAAACCCCATGGCTAGGCGCATCTTCTGACTCTCCACTCGGTAGAGATAGGTACTTACAATCAATACATAACTTCATACTTCCCCCTTTTTAGGTAGTTAGGTTAAATAGATATTAGGTATTTACTATTAATATGTCAAGAGGGTGTACCTCAATTCCATAATGGGCTCGCTGGCGGGTAATGTACTTCTGATTACGTGTCGGCGGAGTCCAGCCTAGTTTTTCCCATGTGCGCCATAGATTAGTCTTAGACGAATGGATGTATGGACGACCATCTAGTAAGGTCTTAGGTGCTTCTGTCTGTACGTCTTCAACTACTTTTATTTTTGCGTTGGTCTTAGGCATCTGTTTACTCCCTGTGCATAATTTTGGTTTATTAAACTAATCGAATCTATCCGAATGTTAGGGTAAATACCTAGCGCATCTGCCCTAGCCTCATCAGGATTATGACCAAAAACTGTAATAGAGCAAGGCAAGCCGTGAGCATTGCGATACTCCACTAGATACTCGTTAAGGTATTCATTCATAGGCTATCGTCTTCAATAGATTTAGCCCACTGGTCTAGCTCGTCCATCGTCATATGACCTAATAGCTCATCAATTAAATCAGACACCGGCGTGTCATATAGAACGTCCATCATATGCTCGTATACTTCCGGGCTATAGCGCTTTTCTAGCTTGTGCCGGGTTACAAATCCACCAATTACCATAAATCCCCCAATTAGTTATAAAAAGGGTCAACGCCGGTTAAAAACTCAGCAACGGCGTATCCCCCAAGTACAGCAAACATACAAAATAAAACGAATACTATTAATAGGCTTAATAATCTAATCATCATGGACTCACTAGCTGGTAATGTAATAGCACTCGATAGCCGTTTTAACCAGCTCCACGGCGCTCTCAGAATAACCACCAATGTGCCATTCCTTTATATCGTCAACGTCTAATCCATCACTCCCACAATAATTTTTACCGTCCTTATAGTTGTAAATCGTCGCTATTGTGCCGTCTGAAAATTGAATATCCCATTCGGCGTCAGTTTTATAGTTGTCGCAATTTTCAGGGTTAGGTATCCCGAAAACCTCCACCAAATCAGAATAATTTGCGTCAATGTACCCTTGCAAGCTGGTACCAGTTACGCTCACGTTATCAGTCTTAAATTGCATAAATCCCCCAAATTAAGTAAGTAGCCGGTAAAACGGTACCGGCAAACCGTTTAAAACCACGTTTAAGCCGCTTTTAGCTCTTCAGTGATACTATCCCCTAGCTCTTCATGCTTAACGAGCTTATCGAGGATTTTCTGAGCTTCAGCGCTTGCCTTTAGAATTGCCTTGCTATCCGCTTTTAATACCTTGAGCCATGAGCCCAAATAATTGGCGTGTTGGAGCTTACCGTCAATCCGCAAGTGAGCGCATAACATGGCGCTCCCGAGCTCCGCCACTAATTCCTCAAAAGCATAGGCATTGTCCCCAAATCGTTTAGATTTGCTGAAATCTCTATCTAGCCGGCTCTTGTGCCCCGTCCAATGGCTCAATTCATGTAAAACGGTACTGTAATAATCGGCATTGGTATTGAAAGCCGTTTTCTCGGGTAATTGGATAAAATCAGAATCAGGAGCATAAAAAGCGCTATTCCCGCCATGCTTGATAGTGGCGCCAGTGCTAGCAATAAAGCGCTCACATTCCTCCAATGATTGAAATTCATCAACCGTTACGGGCTCAATATCATCAACCGGCAAACCGTCAATAAAATCAGCATTAAACACGGTATAGGTTTTCAGCATTGGTATTACTTTTGAATCATGTTGCATGGTTTCAGGATTGAGAGCCCCTTGAATGGTTAAGGGCTTATAGAAAATTACTTGTACGCCCTTACCCTTGGCTCGGCTGGTAACTTGAGCGCCCATTTTCTGAGCTTGGGCGTATGTCATCCAAATATTGCTAGAGCCATAAACGCCAGCACTTGAGAGCATGGTGAGCCAAAAGAAATTAGCGCCACGGTAATAAGTGCCACTAGCCGGATTGTGTGGCGCTGACGTATCCACGTTAGACCATGGCTTAACCCATGGAGCTACGCCATTCTCTAATTGAGTAATTATGCTGTCAGTAATCTCTTGAGCTATGTTGCTGTTAGTTTTCATATATCCCCCTTAGGTTAGGTAAGTTAAGCGCTTAGGTATAGCGCTATATATGAATGTTATGATGTTATATATATGATGTCAATAGGTAAGATACAATTATTTTCTAGGTACTTTCCCTAATATATCTACATATAGATATAGTTAAAATATAGCTATTGTTAAACTATATCTATATGTAAACTATATATATATTTTAAATATAAGTATTTCATATAGTTAAAATAATACTTACTAAAAATAATATATTAAAGTTATACTATATTTTATATGTAGATATATAGAATACTAAAGTATTCTATATATCGTAATATATGATATATCTATATTTAAACTATACATATATTTAAACTATCATATATTAGTATGTAATAGTTTATATTAATACTATAACGATTGTGTGTAAGTGATTACTAACGTATATATTCTACAATCCGCCCTCCCCGCTTTTTGATATTCCTAATGGGCATGGGGTAATTGCATGGTAATTGTGCTCAAAACACTGGTTTATTTTGGGCATGGGTAGGCAAGCGCAAAACGTAATCAAAAACACGTTTCGCATGACCAGCGAATGGGACTTGACTTCTTTTTTTGCGTGCCCCCAACGGCTCTCCCCCCATAAAAAATTTATGTTTTTTGACTTACAATGAAAACTGTTTTGTTCATTGATGTTCTTTTTACGACCACCTCTTGCGGTGGTCTTTTTTTGTCTATAGAATGTTAGAAATATAGAGGAGTAAGTGATGAATATAGAAAAGAACGTACCGATACGAGAAAGAAGGGCTGCTGTAGAGATTCCCTACAACGTCATGGAGATTGGAGATAGCATTTTGGTCACCGGCGCTTCCTTGCAAAACGTCTGTAACCGAAACTGGAGGTGGGGTAAGAAGTTAGGTAGAGCCTACATTGCAAGAAAAGAGGGTGACGGCATACGGGTTTGGAGGACGGAATGACAGACTTAAAGCCATTAACCGATAAAGAAATAAAAAAGATTATTAGAGAAACGACTGATAAGTACATTAACAATATCCGTGTTATTGAATACAGACCTGAAATAAGGGATTTGTTAGTGGTTAAGGCTATTGAGAAAGCGCACGGTATTCTATGAGTTTAGTGACGCTGCAAATGCAAGAGGCGCTAGAGAAAGCCCGTAAGTTTGACGACCTTTCCCTGTATTCCTACAAGCTCATTGAGTCTGCAAATAAAGCCATGGTTTTAAATGAAAAGAGTAAAGTGCTCTTAGAGGAATGTTTAAAAGAACTGACGTATTTGCAAGAATTGATTGATGGACGACCAGAAGAAGCTGTACAAAATAAGGGTGATGTTCAAGACCGAGATGCAAAGAGCCATATCCGCAAGAACGCCAAAGCAAAAAAGGCTGATAGCTGATGAATGGAAGCATAAATACTCCGATGTTACCTACGGGGAGCTTATTCGCTTGGCTAGAAATAAGACCGCACGGCTTAAAGTTGCAGAATGGGACCTAGATGAATTTGATAAAGAAAGAAAGAAGCCATGGACTTCAACCTAAAGCAGTTCTACAAGTTCTGCTCGGAACTGAAAATCGAGACCAAAGAGCAAGGCTTACGGAAAATGGATACATTACTAGGTACGCAGACCTATGTAATGGACGAAATTGCGAAAGGATTAGCCGATGATGTCCACTTCTTCGTTATTCTTAAAGGGCGACAGCTGGGTATTACCACTATTTCGCTTGCGCTTGACTTGTATTGGCACTTCCTCAACCCGGGGCTGCAAGGAACTCTTACTACAGATACAGAAGAAAACCGAGATATGTTCCGCTCAACTCTCTCCATGTACATGGAGGGCTTACCAAAAGAATTTAGAATCCCATTACTCGCTCACAACCGAAATCAGCTTTCCCTCAAAAACCGCAGCAGACTCTTTTATCAAGTGGCTGGACTCAGAGCGAAAGGCTCACTCGGTCGAGGTAAAGCTATCACCTATTTGCACGGAACTGAAACAAGTTCTTGGGGAGACGAAGAAGGACTAGCTTCCTTGCTGGCTTCTCTAGCAGAGAACAACCCCATGCGGATGTACCTCTTTGAGAGTACCGCCCGTGGGTTCAATATGTTCCACGATATGTACACCACGGCTAAACGGGCTAAGACCCAACGGGCTATCTTTTGTGGCTGGTGGCGCAACCAGTTTTACCAAGCCGACCCAGACTCCGACATCTACAAAGTCTATTGGGATGGAAAGCTAAGTCCTGAAGAAAAAGAATGGACAAAAGAGATTAAGAAGCTCTACAACTTTGAAATTAATTCCCGCCAAATGGCGTGGTGGCGTTGGAAGCTACACGAAGGCATTAAGGACGATGGGCTGATGTACCAAGAGTTTCCACCGACGGAAGACTACGCTTTTGTGATGACGGGAACCAGCTTCTTTTCAACCAACCGTTGTACGGAAGCAGCCAAGGTAGCCAAAGCTAAACAACCCGACTTTTATCGTTTTTCCATGGGAGCTAACTTTGAAGACACGGTACTACTCAAGAGCACGGAACGCATGGCAACGTTGTCCATTTGGGAGGAGCCGGTGGACACTGCTTATTACGTTATTGGTGCTGACCCCGCTTATGGCTCTAGTGATTGGGCTGACCGCCATTGCATACAAGTGTACCGTTGCTATGCTGACGGTTTGGACCAAGTTGCGGAATTTGCTACGTCGGAGTTAAACACCTACCAGTTTGCGTGGGTTATCTGTTACCTAGCGGGGGCGTACAAGAACTCAACCCTAAACTTGGAAGTCAATGGTCCAGGTCAAGCTGTCATTAACGAGATACGGAACTTAAAGCGCTATGCGACTGCAATGGGCGACCAGCGTGGAAAAGACTTGTACGCAGTGTTAGCACACATGCAAAACTACATTTGGAGGCGCAATGATTCATTTGGTGGCTGGTCTAATTCTCTAGGATGGGTGACGACCTCCGCCTCAAAAGAGCGGATGCTCTCCTACATGAAGGACTTTTTTGAGCGTGGCATGATGAATGTGTTTTCCATGGATTGCTTAGAAGAAATGAAGTCCGTGGTTCGTGAAGGTGGCGTAATTGCTGCCATGGGGCGTAACAAAGATGACCGTGTCATTGCAAGTGCTTTAGCGACAGCTGCCTTTGCAGAGCAAGTGCAACCACGCTTGATTAACCAACGGGTTACTCGGATGACCAATAAACCCTTAGATAACTTAGACCCAGAGCAGATAGCCGTCGGTAAAAATGTAGCCAACTACTTAAAGCGCATTGGGATGTACGGCAATGCCTAGTTTTAAAGACATTACCGTAGTCGCCATTCACGGCAATGGTGGCATTGAGCGTGAGATTCCAAGCCTGATGCACAGTCTTAGGGCATTACCCGGTTCTCAGGGTTTGATTGTGACGGATAAGTTAGTAGATACTAACATTAGACAAATTGAGTTAGTCCAAGGTTTTGACTACATTGGATTCCAAGACTATTTGATGTATTGCTTATTCCAGCACATTGAAACCGACTACGCTTTAATCGTCCAGTCAGACGGATGGGTGCTCAACGCTGATAACTGGCGCAACGAATGGTTTGATTACGATTACATTGGCGGATATACCCACGCAGCATGGTCGCCTAAAGACAGTACCTTTCGGATGTATTACTCATGGGTTGGCATGGAAGACCAAGTGGTTGTACAAAACGGTGGGTTTTCCCTAAGAAGCCGACGTTTCCTAGAAGCCCCAACCAAATATGGAATTGTTAAACATTCTAAGGAACATCCCACCTTAAACAACGAGGACATTCAACTTTGTTGTTGGATGCGTGAGCCATTAGAACAAGTAGGTATGAAATTTGCACCAAGAGAGGAGTCCATGCTCTTTTCTTTTGAGCATTTGTCCCCCATATTGCATAAGGACATTGATTTACACAAAGTATTCGGGCATCACAGCCGTTTTCGCAGACTCACCGGGGAGTTAAAAATGAACTGGGAGATGCCCGAAGAAATGTTCCATCAAATCCAATGGGAAGACCGGGTGTACGCCCTTTTCCAACATTACGGATACGATATATGTCACACCCAGCCCAACAAGATTTTATAAAGTCTGTCCAACAAGTTTTCTTTGAGTACTTTATTAACACCAAAGTACTAGAGGTTGGCTCGCTAAATATCAACGGCACAGTCCGAGATTACTTTACAAACCCCGTCAAATACGTGGGTTGCGACTTGGGTGCTGGTCCGGGCGTAGATATTATCTCCAAGGCGCATGAGCTACCGTATGAAAACGGTATATTTGACATTGCCGTTTCATGTAACTGTTTTGAGCATGATGAGCATTGGCAGCAAAGTTTTCAGAAAATGTACGACCTCTTGCGACCAGACGGATTGTTGGTTTTTTCATGCGCTAGTACCGACACGCCAGAACACGGCACAACGGCAACCAGCCCAGAAGACGCTCCGTTTACCAATGACTATTACAAAAACCTAGTCCAAGAGGACTTCTCTAGCGTTTTTAACTTGCCAGCAATGTTCCATAACTTTAAGTTTCCAAATCCAGAGCAAAAGCGGGATTTATTCTTTTGGGGGCAAAAATGCAAAGAGTAAGAACGAAAGCAGAACTAATGCGCCAAATGAAGCGCTTTCTAGCTGACCATGACCGTGGTATTAGCATAGCCTTATTTGCAGACCTTTGTGGGGTTAGTGATAGCTCACTTAAAAAAGTCTTTATTTATGAAACCGAGCCGTTTTCTGAACGCCTACAAATCCGTGTGGATAAGGCGCTAACCCATTACATGAACGGCGAAGTCGCCATTATGCGTAATCGGTACAACGGCAAAAAGCGGGTAACGTACCGAGAAAAGCCAGAGCCTAAAGCAAGGCGCACATACCAGTTGACCGTGGACGGTAAAGAAATTAAGTTAAAGGTTGGGCTTAAAGCTCGTGGAGATTACACGGACCCGTACCTAGACGAATTGCTCAAATGATGAAAGGGGAATAATATGGCGGTAAAGAATGATTACAAATGCGATGTTCATGGATATTTTGAGTCCACTGAACCGATTTGCCCACATGGGTGCGATACCGTACAAGTGGTATTTTTGCAGCCAGTCGGTCTAAAATCGGAAAAGACTCGAAACAATGACCGCACTGTACAACAATTAGCGATGGACTTTGGTATGAGCGACATTAAATCCGTTAAAGAAGGTGAGGCACAGCCTCCACGGTTTGCACCAAAGCAGCCGGATAATCCATTTGCTGTCCGTTGGGGTGCTCCAAACCAAATTAGCCAGTTCAATACTCGCTCGATTAATGGCGAAATGGTCAATGGCTTACAGGCTGTCAAGTCTTCTACAACGTTAAAAGGTCCTAAAACTGCCTCGTACATTGCAGACCATCAGAACCTAAGCATAAAGGATGCTTCGTGAAAATCCCAAGTAATGACATTGAACGTGAACTGTTCTACATTAACCTAGCCTTTAAATGCAATGTTACCCGTGAAACACGTCGCTCCGACTACATGGTTCAACGTTCGTTTTACTTGTTTGGTAGCGAACCTGAGGAACCACCAGCCTTATACAACAAGGTTTATCCGCACATTGACCAGCTTTCTAGCTTTATCTACTCGGCAGAAACCACCCGCTTTTCGATTAACCTAGGTGCAGCCGTCCCGCCAGCCGAACACCACAAGATTCCCGTACTGACTAAGGCGCTCAACAACGAGTGGATGAACTCTAATGCCGATGCCGTCTTTTCGATGGCGTTGAACTGGGCGCTTTGCTACAACTCGACCTTTATCAAGCTCGTGTACCGCAACGGTATTCAGCCGTATATGGTTGAGCCGGGCGCTATGGGAGTGCTGCGGGAGGACGTTACTGGCTTAGACCGTCAGGAAGCCGTATTGCAAACCTACTACATTACCAAGTCCGAACTGTATAACCGCCTCTATAGCCACCCCAAGCGGGAAGAAATTGTAGCTAGGGTTAATGCCGTACAGCATGAGCGTACCGAGATTCCTGAAGCAATGGACCGAATCATTACAAGTTCTGTCACACCAACCATTTACGGTAACGTCAACATGGATTTAGGCGGTATGAACAAGTACAAGCCTACCGTAGCCGAGGATACCGTAGAGATGCGGGAGCTTTGGGTATGGAATGACGATACCGAAGACTACCAGTGCGTTACGATTGCTGACCCAGATGTGGTGATTTATGACCGTCCGGGCGAATCCTTGTTTTTAAAAGGCGAATTACCCTTTATTCAGATAGCTCCAAACCCACAATACGACTACTTCTGGGGTCAATCCGAAGTCCAAATGCTGATTTTCTTACAGCAAATGCGTAATAAACGGATGACCGAGATACTAGATTTGCTCTCCAAGCAAGTCGCCCCACCAACCGCATTGATTGGATTTACAGGGATTCTCGATGAAAAGAACTTTGCCCTCAATCGAGCAGCTGGACTTCTCGCAACCGATAGTCCAAATGCTAAAGTCGAACAGCTCGCCCCGTCCATACCTAACGATTCATTTCGGGAGATTGCTGAAATTGATGCTATGTTCGCAGAGGCTTCCGGCATTAGTTCTGTTTTACAAGGACGAGGAGAATCAGGGGTTCGCAGTGCTGGACACGCAAGCCAACTTGCCCGTTTGGGTTCATCCCGAGCCAAAAAGCGAGCATTGATTGTCGAAGACGCACTAGAAAAGGTAGCAACCCTGTATCTCAAGCTCATGCAAGTCTATGACAACACTAGATACGTAGATGACCGCAATATTCCGTTTATTGCTAATCAATTTACTGGCGATTACGTCGTAAAAGTAGATGCACATAGCAATAGCCCTATCTTTACCGAGGATTTACGGACATTGGCGTTTAATCTGTTCCAAGCTCAAGCCATTGACAGAGAATCTTTGCTTGACTTGCTAGAGCCACCAATGAAACAATTACTCATAGAGAAGTTGCGGATTCGAGAGCAAAAAGAGGCTGAGATGGCTGCAATGCAACCACCACAAGGCGCTCCAGAAGCTCCTCCACCCGCACCTGAAATGCCAACGGAGGGATGATATGGCAGCAGACGCACCAGTAAGCGGTTTAGCAAACACCGTAGGTCCTCAAGACCAGCCCCGTCTTGGTTCTAGGGCATTGACCCAGACCGAAAGACCAAGTTCACTCGGAATGACTCGCTCTATTGCCCGTCAATCCAACATTTCTCAACCCCGTGGTATGCGGGATTACACAAGGAGATAGCATGATGTACAGCAGAAAAATGATGCGTGGTCGTAAAACTCGTCGCTAAACACGTGTGGGACTCCCGGTGGAGAGAAAATTCCACCAACTAATTTGTGCAAAATTATTTTTTTTGTTATAAAGCGAAGTAAGTACTTACAAAGGTATATTTATGGCGATGGAAGAAAAGTTGATGGAGCTAATGGCAGCTGGTCAAAAAGGACCACGCAAGATTAGTGAAATCGAAATTAAAGCTGAAGAAGAAGGTGGCGAGGAAGAAGGCGGCATGGATGCCGAGGAAACTCCTCCAATGGCTTCTCCCATGTCCACCCCAGAACCAAAGATGGGCTCCAAAGAGGGAGCCATGATTAATATTCAAATGGCACTAGACTTGTTACAACAGTCTTTGCCCGCTATCGGTAGTGATTCAAAAGAAGGTATGGAGCTAACCAAAGTTATTGGTAGCCTATCTAAAGCCTTCGGTCAGCGTGAAGCTAAGACCCGTGAGTTGATTCCAGCCGAGATTATGCAGATGATTCAATCCTTGCCTCAAGCTGGCGGAGCAACACCCGAACAGCGAGTCGCAGCATTAGCCCCGATTCCGGGAACACAACAACCACCAATTCCAATGTAAGGAGTAACCATGGATTTGTTTAAACCACGTGGAGCTGCAGCACCCCGTCGTCCAACCGACAACTCGCAGCAAAACGGTCAGATTACTAATACACCACGCTATAGCCAGTTTGGTGGATTAGACACCGCAAGCAAGATTGGCAAAAAGAATCAATATGCCATCGTGCCTCCCGGTGACGGTAAAAAAGTTATTTGAAGTAATTTATTTTTAAAAGGGGATTAATTATGTCATTAGAAGATTTGAGTTTAGAAGCCAGAGATGAATTGGCAGCGTTAGCTAAGAAATTAGCTGACAACCCCAAGACTCGTAAGGAATTTTTACGTTTGACTAAATCAGTCAATCCAGACCTTCCTATTCCAGAGCTTGAGATTGAAGACCGTACTACTAGCGCTTTAGACCAAATGCGTGCTGAGAACGAATCTATCAGAGCAAAGCTGCGTGAAAAAGAAGCAATGGAAACCTTAGAAAAACGCAGAAATTCCCTTGTGAAGAAAGGCTTAGTTCAGTCTGAAGATGACATCCCACAAGTGGAAAAGGTCATGCTTGATAAAAAGATTGCTGACCATGAAACTGCTGCTGAGTATTGGCAGTGGATGAAGCAAACCGCTGAACCAACAGCGTCTAGCTATCAACCCAATACGATGAGCAAGTGGGATTTGAGCAAGTTTATGAAGAACCCTGTCGGTGCAGCAAGGGATGAAGCGTTCAAGGCTTTACACGAATTGCGTAAACCAAACCGTCCGATAGGTCTGTAATGGGGATTTATTTTTTTAATTTTGGAGAATAGCTATGCCAATCGGCGGAGGTATTATTCCAGCAACAGGGTCAAGTCAGTATAACGAACTTACTTACGTAACTCGTCGTGCCTTTATCCCCAAGCTGGTCGTACAACTTTATAACTCGACTCCACTATTAGCTGCTCTACTGGCTAACAGCCAACAAGCTACTGGTGGTGTGTCGTCCGTAACCGTACCCGTTCAAGGGTCGCAATTCGTTAACGCTCAGTGGTCTGACTACAGCGGTTCGTTTGCACAGCCAGCAGTACAGCAAGGTGCATACAACGCTGAATTTGACCTCAAGCTGATGATTGCCCCAGTTCCTTTCCTCGGAATGGAAGGCGCAGTACAGCAAGACCATGCAATTATTCCTCTCATTGAAGCTCGTATGAACGACGCAACCAATGTGATGATGGATGCAATGGCTACTTCCTTGTACACCAACAGCACTGATACTCAGCAATTTACTGGCTTGCCAGCAGCGGTTTCCGCTTCAGGCACATACGGTAACATTGACCGTAGTGCATATAGCTGGTGGCAGTCCAAGGCTTATGCAGCCGGTTCTGTTAACCCAACTCGTCAAAACGTTCTACAGTACATCTCTGGTACCGTTAAGAATGGCGCAGAAGTGCCAACCTTCGGTGTTTGCGGATTCGGTACTTGGACCCTTTTGGCTCAAGACTACGTTGGACAAGAGCAATATGTCATCACCCCCGGTGCTGGCTTTAATGACTCTGCTGACGGTCCACAAGCTGCTTTCCGTGCATTGATGGTTGCTGGTGTTCCAATTTATCCAGACCCATATTGCCCAGAAGGTACTTTGTATCTCTTGAATACGAACTATATGTCCATGTATGTACATGACCAAGGTTCTTTTGTATTCACTGGATTTGAGTCCACATTGCCTAACTGGCAAGTTGGTTATGTTGGTGCAGTTTTGACAATCGCTGAGTTGGTATCAACCAAGCCTAAGTCAATGACTGTAGTGACCGGTTATAACTCGTTAACACTGTAAGGAGAAAATAACATGGCACTCGCACTTAACAAAATCATCCTAGCTGGCGCTGGTAGCAATACCCCCGGTGCGTATTTTCAAGCTGTAACAATTACTACTCGTGATACTGCTACTGCGAACACTCTAGTTCCAGCTGGTGCATACGTATTATTTGCTACTTCTAACGTTGCTATCCAAGCTACCCGTGATAACGGTTCTAACTGGGTAACTATCGTTGCGAAAAATACTTCGTCACCATGGCTTGTTTCCGACGGCGTGAATGTACGCTTCCTCAACGACGCTGGCTCTAACGTCAACGTCACATTGTTAGAGGTTAACGGTGGCGAAGCAGCCCCCGGAACCTATAACGACTAAGGAGCGAACATGGCGAATTTTAGTCACGTAGGTGCTGACACCCCAGACCAGTTTAGTAGATACCGTCTTGCTAAAGCTATCAACATAAGCGTTGGTGCTACTGGCAATGCTGTAGCTTCTCTAGGTATTGAGGCTGGCACTTCTTACATTGTTCGCCAGATAACTGTTACTAACGCAAACAAATCCATTGCAACGGCAAACGTTACCATCTTGACAACCAATGATGGTAACACTTCCAATGCAGTATCTAATAACGTAGTTTTATCAAGCATTGACGCAGCAACAACCAAGTATCAAGATGTAGGCTTGGCGACTGCTGCAGCTTCCGCTGTATATACAGCTGGTAGCTTGTTCGTGAAGGTAAACACTGCAGTTAGTGGTGGAACTTGCGACATTTCAGTTTATGGCGACATAGTTACACTGTAATGATTTACGTTACCAACAACGGAAAAACGGATTTCTCTGCGGAGCATGCTTGTACAAAATACGAGTTCCCCGTAGGGAAAACCGTTGAACTTCCTGAGAAGGTAGCTAGTTTTATTTTTGGGTACGGCGTAGATGATAAATACACCGTACTGGTTCGTAACGGTTGGTTAAAGATGAGCAACGAATATTCTGTTGCTTTGGCAAAACTAGCTGAGTTTAGATTTACAACTGAACCTGTAAAGCATCACTTACAATCCCCGGTGATTGAGCGAGTAGCCCCTCCGCCATCGAAAGGTGGTAAGGGGGCAAAAGCCCAACAAGTACAACATGGATAAAAAATGGCAATTTTCTTATCGGACTACATTACAGAATGTCGCAGACTTCTCCATGATGCCAACGGGAATTTTTATACCGACACGCAGTTAACCGATTACATCAATGATGCTAGGTCACATACCGTACAGGATACGGGATGCCTACGCACCATTCAAACCCTAAATTTAGTTACAGGGCAAGAAGTCTATACTTTTGCTAATGACTTTCCTGAAGGCGACAAAACCCTTGATGTTTTAAACATCAACATTTATTGGGGTAATTCTCGTACTCCACTACGATATTTAGCATGGACTGACTTTAACGCTCAGTTACGCTATTGGCAGAACTATCGTGGCTTGCCGATTGCATTTTCCATGTACGGACAGGGCAGAATCTATATTGGACCCGTTCCACAAGAAAACTATACGGCTGAAGCGGACACCGTTATTTTGCCAACACCGCTAGTTAACAGCACAACTCCTGACCAGCTAAAAGAGCCATACACTGAGCCAGTGGCTTTTTACGCTTGTTATAAAGCCAAGTACTACGAACAATCGTATGGAGAAGCAGAGATTTTTAAACAAGAATATGCCCGTCATGTTCAGGGAGTATTAACCAGTACGTTTACCCGTAGGATGCCAACCCCCTATTCGACAGCGTACTAATCATGGCTTCCCCAGAACAGCGAAAACTTTATCAGGTTAGCAAAGAATTTAGGGGAATTAACACCAAGGCTAACCGCACGTCTATTGGAAAAGATGAGTTTTCATGGCTAGAAAATGCCATGCCTATTGGCTTTGCCAATATCAAAATCATTCCAAACTCAAGCAATGTAGCCATTGGCAATGCTGCTTTAAGTTGGGCAAATACCGTCACTTTTATGTCCACGACCAATATTGGTCTTAATGACTATGTGGTAGCTTTTGAACAAGATGGTAGGGCTGAGTATTACAACGTTACTACTGGCACTAAGGGCAATGTAGCCGTTACTGGAACTTTCTCTAATTCTGGTATTCAAACATCCCAATGGGAAAACGAGCGTTTATTGATTATTGACCCAGTTAAAGGCTACTTTACATGGGATGGAACAAACACCGTTTCAGTCGGTTCGATTGCTACGGTCAATATTACCTCTGGAGGGGGTGGTTACGTAACGGCTCCTAACGTTACTATTTCATCTACACAACAAACTGGTGGAATTAACGCCACTGCTACGGCAACCATTGTAAGCAACGTAGTTACTAGCATTACTTTGACGGAATCTGGAACTGGCTACCTAAATGCAGCCAATGTGACGGTTACGATTGGGGCTAGTCCGACTGGCAATAATGCCTCGGCTAACGTAACCTTATTTAGCCAAACAGGAACCGCTATACAGAGCTTTAGCGGGCGTGTATGGATTGCGGAAGGCAGAACTATCTACTACTCGGCTGCTGGCTCCTATAACGATTTTACGAGCGTATCCGCTGGCAATATCATCCTGACCGACGCTACGCTACACGGCTCAATCCAGCAGTTATTGTCAGCTAATAACTTTTTGTATATTTTTGGCGATACATCGATTAACGTATTTTCCGATGTTCGAGTTGGCACATTAGGGAATACCCTATTTACCAATACAAACGTATCGGCTTCGGTTGGCTCTCAACTGCCTTACGCTATATTCCCGTACTTCCGTTCTGTTTTGTTTATGAACAACTACGGAGTCTATGCGCTAGTCGGTGCAACGACCACAAAACTATCCGACCCACTGGACGGCATTATTCCTGACATTGACTTTAGTAAGCCAGTCTTTGCTGGACAAGTGTTGATTAATAACATTTTGTGCGCCGCATTTAACTTTTACTACACGGGTACTGGATACGGTTCAACCCCTTATAACAAGTACATTACAGCCGTTTTCTTTGAGAAAAAGTGGTTTTTTGCCGAACAGGGTGGAGATTTAAAGTTTATTGTTTCCGTGCCAAATGAAGGTTTAATTACCATGTTTGGCTCTAATGGAACGAACCTAAAAGAGTTTTTTTCGGATTCTTCATCTAATATTGACAGCGTTGTGCAAACCGCCTTGCTTGCCTTTGACGACCCAATCCGAGATAAACAAGCCCTCAAGATTGGTGTGGAAGTTACCTCTGACTTTGGAACTGACCTAGATGTTACAGTAGATGCTGAAAACCGTTCTTCTCCAGTTATTGACCTTACCACTTTTGTAAATTGGCAGAACATCAACTTGCAAAATATTCCGTGGACGAATAACCTTGGTAATCAAATAGGCTGGATTAATGCGGGTTACTTCCTGTACAAAAATGATGCACAGCAATATGGTAAATACCTAGGAATGACCATAACTGCCGTTAGTCCAAACTTTGTGTACAACGGCATGAACTTTGAATATGAATTAAGAGCGAGATACTAATATGACAGCAAAAGTAACCGTACCGAATACCTTTGCGACTCAAACTACCGCTATTCCCCTAGCGCAGCTTGATTCCAACTTTACCCAAGTTAGCGGGGCTATTAACAATGCTGCCACTTACTCAAACTATGCCGATGATATTGGCACTGCTAATAACTACTTTATCAATATTTCAGGGGTAACAACCACTTATGTAGCTGGAATCCGCTTTCAGTTCAAGGCTGCCAATGACAATACTGGCAACTCTAGCCTAGATGTTAACGGACAGGGACCAAAAGGCATTGTTCAAAAAGACGGTACTGATATTCGTCCATATACCATTATTGCTAATCAAATTGTCGATGTTTTGTACAACGGCACTAACTTCCAGCTAATGAATTATGACTCTACTGGTATTGAAGTGGACTCGATTGTTAGCGCTGCAACCATTACGCCACCGATTGATATATGTACTCAGTACAATGTAACCGCTTTAGCAACTCCAGCAACGGTAGCCGGTCCATCTGGAACCCCTTATTTGGGTCAAAAAATCATTATTCGCATTAAAGACAATGGAGTTTCTCAAGGATTGACTTGGGATACCGCTGTTGGTGGCTATCGTGAGATTGGCGTTACATTGCCAACGGCTACCATTCCATCTAAAATTTTGTATGTCGGTTGTATTTACAACTTTGCGGACGACTATTGGGATGTTGTCGGTGTTGCTCAACAAGTTTAAGGATAAATTATGGGAATTAATGCGTTCACAAAAACTGGCAACACGGTCGTTTTTACGGCAAGTACGACTGCTCCAGCTGCCGTCCAAGCTGTTTCCTCTACTCTAGGTGGAAACCAGTACCGGGTCGTTAATGCTGGAACGGTTACAGTTTTTCTAGGTTATGGCACAACGGTTGCCGCCGCTAATGCTGCAGCTACTATAGTGACCAGCTCTCAAGAGTCTTTCCCGCTACTATCTGGAACTGATGAGATTTTAAGTTTTGTGCCTAATGCGTACTTTACTGGTATTACTGCTGCGGGTAATGCAGTGGTTTACATTACTCCCGGAGATGGTTTGTAGACCATCATGGGATTAAAAATGTTATCATATAACTTTCTGGGAGAGTTATATGAAAGTTTGTGTAATTTGCAAAGAATTAAAACCTTTAGATTTTTATTACAAAGGTTATGCAAGGTGTAAAAGCTGTAGATATGAATGGACTAAAAAATATAGACAGTCAGAAAAGGGTAAGGAAGTAAGAAAAAAGGAAGCTATTAACGCAAGATTGCAAGGAAAAAAACAGATAAGGCAGAAGCGTTATGAACAAACTGAAAAGGGAAAGTTGCAACAAAAAAAGTATGATTTAAAAAGATATGGGAGTCCTGAAGGAAAAGCTAGACTAGCTGCAAAAAATGCTGTTAGATATGCTTTGAGAGTGGGAAAATTAGTTAAACAGCCGTGTTGGATTTGTGGAGAAAATATGTCAGAAGCGCATCATCCATCTTATGCACCAGATATGAGATTAGCAGTTTCTTGGCTATGCTCTTTTCACCACAACCAAATTCACAATGTTCCACACAGTTTATAAATTATGCTAAAAGTCGTCAGCACCTTTAACGATACCGACCTAAATCCACGGGTTGTCATTATTCCAAATGGTACTTCTGTCACCATTAATGCTGACACGACTGATTTAGCTATTCAGACCAATACTCAGCCAGCTGGTACGCTGACCATGAACGCCCCGACTGGTACGCCAGCTAACGGGCAACGGTTTATTTTTCGCTTGCAAAGCACTAACCAGCAAACCTTTTCTTGGAATGCTGCCTTTGAAGGCTCTGCTGATATTGGCTTACCTAGCCTTTCTTCTGGTGGCGACCAGTACGATTACATGGGATTTATGTGGAACTCTAGTTCTGGCACATGGCAATTACTTGGAAAAGTCTTTGGATTTTAAGGAGTTATGATGATTAAGATTGATTTTGAAATTACAAAGAATCGAATGACATTAAGAGATGCTATTCATTTGCCAGACAATCATCAGTACACCGATGCTCAGATTGAAGCGATGAAAAAGAAACGATTTGACGACTGGTATGCGATTGTGACCGCTCCGCAAAAAGATGAGCCAGTTGACGAGCAACCCATAGAACAACAAACATCTGAGGAGTAACCGTGGCTGACCGATATTGGGTAGGTGGTTCTGGTAACTGGGATGCTACAAGCACAGCAAATTGGTCAACATCATCAGGAGGTGCTGCTGGTGCTTCTGCTCCTACATCTGCCGACAATGTTATTTTTGATGCTGGTTCTAATACTGGAACAAACCCATTTACTGTAACTGTTGATGGAACGTCATCTGTTCCATCCGTATGCAATGACTTTTCTACTGGCGGTGCTGGTGGTGCATTAGATGGTGCAATGACATTATCTTTAGGAGCTACAGCATATTTAAATTGCTATGGTTCTTTAACTTTACCAGCAACAAACTTTACATGGACTGGAGTTGCTGGATGTCAATTTATATTGAAATCTACCTCAACAGGAAAAACAATTACAACAAATGGTGTAAGTTTAACTAATACATCGGTAGTTTTTGATGGTGTTGGAGGAGAATGGACTTTAGGTAGCGCATTTACTTCTACAGCTAGAAATATAACCATTACAAATGGTTCTTTTGTTACATCAAATTATAATATTACAGCACTTGCATTTGATATTGGGTCTAATAGTCAAACAAGGTCATTAACGCTTGGTTCTTCTACTCTTACTCTTAGCGGCACAAGTGTATTTAGTTATTCTGGAACAGGCTTTACACTTAACGCTGGCACATCCACAATTACTACTGCTACTGCAGGCGCAGTATTTAGTGGCGGTGGACTGACTTTCTACAATGTATCGTTTACAAGTGGCGCTAGTGGAACAACCACAATCAATGGTGCAAATACATTTAATAATTTAAGCGTAACAAGTAGGTCTGCTGATGGTAATAGACGGGTTACGCTTGGAGCAAACCAAACCATTAGTGGCACATTAACTTTAGGCGCTACTAATACTGCTGTAAGAAGGGTTCAGGTTCAGTCTGATGTAGTTGGAACTCAACGCACAATTACACTTAACGGTACATTAGCAACTCTTGCTGATGTTGATTTTAAAGATATCAATGCTGCTGGTTCTGTAGCAACCCCTTGGACTGGAACTCGTTTGGGCGATGCTTTAAACAATAGCAATATTACTTTTGCAACACCAAAGACTGTTTATTGGAATTTGGCTGGTTCTCAGAACTGGTCAGCTGTAGCATGGGCAACTACCAATAATGGAACTCCAAATGTAAATAATTTTCCGTTACCTCAAGATACAGCAGTATTTACGGAAGCTGGCTCTGCTGGAACTGTAACAATTAATACATTTTGGTGGATTGGTTCTATTCAAATGGCTGATGGAGTATCTAATCGAACAACAGCATTTACATTGGCAACAGGCACAAATATCCCCATTATTTATGGCAATGTAACTTTATTTAGTAGCCTTACTTTAACTGGAACAGGAGTAATAACGCTTTCTGGTCAAGGAACAACTCAAACCATTACATCTGCTGGAATAACATTTACTCAGCCAATTACGATTGATTCTCCATCTGGCACAGTTCAGTTATTAAATAATTTAACAACCAGCGGAACAGTTACATTAACTCAAGGAACACTAGACCTATCTAGCGGTAACAGAACTTTAACTTGTAATACATTTAGTTCATCCAACTCTAACACTAGAGCTATTGATTTTGGAACTGGCGAAATAAATATTACTGGTAATTCCACAACAATTTGGAACATTGCTACTGCCACAGGATTTACTTATACTGGCACACCTACAGTAAATTGCACATATTCTGGCTCTACAGGCACTAGAACTGTAAGACAAGGCTCAACTGCTGGAGGAAGCGAAAGCGGTTCTGTAAATTTTAATTTCTCCGCAGGTTCTGACATAGTTGATATTGGTAGATTTGTTAGAAATGTAAACTTTACAGGTTTTACAGGCACACTGGCTAATACCGTTACCAACAATATTTACGGCAATTTGATCATATCTAGTGGTATGTCTTTAACTGCTGGTGCAAATGCAACAACATTTGCCGCCACATCAGGCACACAGCAAATTACAACCAATGGCATAACTTTAGATTTTCCAATTACACAAAACAACCCGGGAGCAACACTCCAGCTCCAAGACAATTTAACAATGGGTTCTACTCGTACCTTTACTTTAACTGCTGGAACATTGGATTTGTCTAGCGGTAATAGAACACTAAGCACAGGATTGTTTAGCTCTAGCAATAGTAATACAAGGGCTATTGCTTTTGGCACTGGAAATATTACGCTTACTAATAATGATGCATCTATTTGGAACACTACTACAGCTACAAATTTTAGCTACACAGGAACTCCAACAGTCAATGCAACCTATAGCGGCTCTACAGGCACAAGAACAATTAATCATGGTGGGACAACAGGTGCTACTGAAGCAAACTCAATAAGCGTTAATGTTTCTGCTGGTTCAGATATTGTTGCGCTATCTCAATTTTTTAAAAATGTAAATTTTACTGGTTTTACAGGAACATTAAACGCCAATGGTAGGTCTATTTATGGAAATTTAATTTTATCTAGTGGAATGACTTTAGTTGCGGCTGGAGCTTCAACAACCACATTTGCAGCCACATCTGGAACTCAACAATTAACATCTAACGGTAAAACATTAGACTTTCCAGTTACTATTGATGGTGTTGGCACTACAGTTTCATTGCAAGACGCATTGACAATGGGTTCTAAAACTTTATTAATTAACAATGGAACATTTACAACAAATAACTACAATGTAACTACTGGAAGAATAACTTTTGATACTGGAACAAAAGCTATTAACATGGGTTCTAGCTCATTTACGTTAATTGGAACAGCTGGCAATGTTAGTTCTTGGAATGTTTTAGATGCTACTAATTTAACCATTAATGCTGGAACATCTACTATTAATTTAGCCGAGCCATACTCTGTTGGTGGAAAACAAAACTTTGTTGGCGGTGGATTTACATACTACAACTTAAACTTTAGCGGTGGTCAAGATTGTGAATTGTCTGGAAACAATACATTTAACAATATAAGCAATACCACGCAACCAGTTACCATTAAATTTGAGGCTGGCTCAACCCAAACAGTAAACAACTTTACGGTTAGTGGAAGTGCTGGAAACCTAGTCTATCTTGAGTCTTTGACTCCCGGAACTATTTGGAATTTAACCAAAACCAGTGGTACAGTAACGGTAACCTATTGCGATATTACTGACTCCGATGCGAATGGCGGAGCAACATTTAATTGTATTAACGGTGTTAATGGCGGGAATAATACGGGCTGGAACTTCTCAAGCTCTTCATTCTCTAGTGGAAACTTTTTAGCTTTCTTCTAACATGGACTTACAGATATTATTTAATATTGCGGTAGCCATTGCTGGCTTTTTTGGCGGGTGGATTCTGAATAACATTAGCAGAACCATGAATAAGCTCGATGATGATGTCCGTGCTATGCCATTAAATTATGTAACTAAAGAAGACTACAAAAGCGACATTGCTGAAATCAAAGGAATGTTGTCGGAGATTTATAGAGAGTTACGCAACAAAGCGGATAGGTAGGGTAAATCTATCAATATGGAGACGCTGAGTATTGTAGAGTTTGGCAACGTAGAGTCGCTAAACGAGTTTTTATTTGAAAATGGGGTTCAGCATTACCTTTTTTGGGAAACCCTAGCCGACTCTGACATCGTTTATCCCAAATATCCAATTACTGATGCTTATATTGAAAACCTAGACGATTGGTTACTTGCTCATCAGCAAGAACATCAGGCTTTAGCCTTCAATCTAGGGCTTTCTGACCCCTTTAATATGCTCGATGTGGACTTTAATTCCGAGCAAGATTTTTATGACTGGTTGGGCACTCATCTGACGATTCACGAACAGATAGCGTCCGCCCTCGGATTATAAAAATGTTTTATTGCAACGCAACAAAAAGGGGATTGTATGGACCAAGTAGCACTTTTTAATGAGGTACTCATACTAGCTAGACCAGCTGCCGGAGATGAAGTAAAGGCAACCAGTCTGGATGATGAGTTTTATAACATTGGCGTAGATAGCCTAGATGTCACCATGATTGTTTCGTATATGTCAGAAATATACGGAATTAGCAGTGAAAAAGCTATGTCGTTTAGTCCTAAGACTGTTGGTCAGCTCTTTGACTGCATCGACAAAGTAAAGACTAAAGACCCACAAACCGTTGAAGAAGCGTTAAGTGGTGTCAAATGAAAATCTACCTAACCCAATACAGAACCGTATGCTCACGGGAAACTACGGTATTTACAGACGTTGTTTATCCACAACGAGTCCACTTAATTACTCAGTCTATGGCAAAAATCCATACTGGCTTTTCTTATGTTCCCCATGAGGTAGCCAATATGGTCATTACTAAAGACTTAATTCAATACGTCAAAAACAATCCAGTAGAAGGAAAGACTGGATTCTTGCTAGCTGGTGGCTCTCAAGGATGGGCTGGCGGTAAGTCAAAAGAAATGGATAAGCCAAGCCAGTCTTTAGACTATACCTTCAAGCTAGGCGTTTTAAGCATGACCAATATCTATGCTGGACGTATTGCTTCGGTCTTTGAAGCCTATGATTACGTAGCTACAGACGCTTCTGCGTGCGCTACTGGGATTAAGTCCATGATGGATGTTAGGAACTTAATAGATTATATGGGTTTTGATAGAGTCATTGTTCTAGCCTTAGAAGACCAAGTGTCTAAATTAACCCTTGAGTTTTTTGGACAAGCAAAAGCCAATTTGCTTTTAAAAGATGAGGAAGCGGGGTCAATTCCTAGCGCTTTTGACAGTAAAAACCAAGGTTTTATTTTGGGACAGGGGGCTGCTATTGCCATTTTTGAATCCGCTTCCGCCGTGGAAAAAAATTCCATAAATCCGAAAGCAGAGCTTTGCAGTGCTTGGGTCTCAGCCGAAAGATGCTCCAATCCAATCGGTCAAAGAGAAGACGGAGAGGGCTATCAACGGGCTATTCAAGGCGCTTTGCAAATGGCTAAAGTAAAACCAGAAGACATAAGGATTATTAAGACCCATGGCACTGGAACTAAAACTAATAATCAGTCAGAGAAAACAGCGATTACGACTATTTTTGACGATTTCATTGCAACGTCTTATAAACAACATATTGGTCATACGGTGGCTGCTAGCGGACTTTTGGAAACTTGCCTAATGATTGACGACATTAATTCTGGAGTAATCCCAGCAATTAAGAACAGAACAGAATCAGATGACAAGTTTCTATCAAAAGAGGAAAATGCACCTGAAGGCTTAATGTTGAGTTTAGCTGCTGGAATGGGTAATATATATGCAGCTGCAATCCTAGATACGAGGGTGTAAATGTTAGTTGACAGCAAAACCAAAAAGTTAACCGTTCCTGAGATTGTTGCAATTGCAACAAAACAGACTAAATCTCAGTATTCGCCAGCTGCGGTTCTTGCTAGTGTATATGAGGAGCTAAAACAACCACAAACTTATAGCATTATTGAAGGAAATACATTATTTGTTATTCACAAAGGCAAAGGTCGCAATGGAATGTTCCGTGCTTTAAACGCTGACACTCCACAAAATTACTTAAATAACTCTTTGGTTTTTTCTAGCGCTGCTTATAAATTGGGTTTTGACAATCTAATTACACAATTTAGGGACAAATCATTATTAAACATTTTTAGATTTGTTGAAAAAAACAGTAGTGAAGTAAATCCAAATATGGGATTTAATGTTCGAAAAGCAGAGAATGGGGACTTTGTTGTATCAATTAAGTTAGGACCTGAAAGGGCTGGTGAATAATGGGTGCAGTAGTAGAAGTCATAAGCAACGCTGTTTCCGATGTAGTTGAGGCTGCCGGCGACGTCGTTTCTGATGTTGGGCAAGCCGTTGAAAGCGTTGGTCAAACCGTTGGTAATATTGCACAAGCCGTTGCTAATGACCCATTGCCAGTGCTTGTATCTATTGCTGCTGCCCCAGTATTGGGACCAGCTGCTGTTGCCGTTGGTTTGCCTTCCGCTGTAGTTGCCCCATTAACGGCTGCTGCCATTTCTGCCGCTCAAGGCAATTCGATTGAAGAAATTGCTTTATCTGCAGCCTCATCGTTTGTAGGCGGTCAAGTTGCTGGACAAGTAGCTAGTGCACTACCATCTGATGTTGCACAAGTAGTATCAGACATTGTTCCTAGCGCCGCTCAAGGTGCTGCACAAGCAGCAATTACTGGACAAGACCCATTATTAGCTGCTTTAGGAAGTGGTATTGCTGGCGGAGTTGCTGGACAAGTTACTCCCGAATTAGGTCAAACTACTGGAACGATTGCTGGACAAGCTGCTGGAACGGCTGCCACTGGTGGAAATGTGGCTCAAGCAGTTGGCAGTGGTTTAGCTGGAGCTGCTATTGGTGAAGTTTCTGGAGCTTTAGGAGGCGCATTTGGTGGCGGTCAAGCACCAGCTCCTACAGATGTTGCTCAAGCAGAACAGCCAGAAGGTCAGTCTATGGATGAAATCTTGGCTGGAATGATTACTGAAGAAATGAATCAGCCATCTACACCATCGCCATATGCTCCACTTGCTGCTGGAGGAGCTGTATCTGATGTTTCTCCAACACCATTAGTACCAACAGGAACGGTTACTACAGAATTTGTATCTCCCCCTACTCCAGTAGATGCGTTAGGTGGTGGAGAAGGAATTGCATTAGAGGATTTGCCAGAATTGCCAGAAGATACTAGTCAAGCTTATACCCCTCCAATATCTCAGGGGGCGCAGCAAGCATTTGATGTTGCACAAGGATATGCTGGAGGAACCCCTCCAATATCCGCTGGTCCAGTAACACAGCCTTCTACACAAGCTCCGACAATGGGTGGCGGTGGTATTAGTCCTCAAGACCAAGACTTGCTTGATTTAATCAATGCTGTTGAGGGCAGTCAGGGAACGCAGCCAAGCGCACCGTCTGGAACTGCAGTTAGCGGTGAAAGCATGGGAGTTACTGAAACGCCAACAGTTACAGAAGAAGATACAGAATTTGTTGATACTGGTCCAAAAGAGCCGGGAGAGCAGTTGCCAGCAGAAGGCGGAGTATCTACCGTAACCGTAATGGGTCCAGCTGCCACTCCAGTTAGAACAAGACGTGCTGGCTTTGCACCATCGGACAGTACTCTAAGCGCATTACTTGGAACTTCTTTATCTGAAGGGGCTGCAGAGCCAATTATGGGTGAAGACGAAAGTAAACGCAGAGCAGTTTGGAACATTGAATCTTTGAGAAACGCACTAGGAATCTAATATGCCTAACATTAAAAATGCACTTGGAATAGACATGGCTGGGTTAGCCCAGTTAATTCGCTCTCAAGGGCGTGGACGAGATACAGTTCTAGCGCACATTACCCCAAGAGAAGCTGCTTTATTAAAAGCTGCTGGAGGTTCTGGAACAACAAACCCCGTTACTGGCTTGCCTGAGTTTCAAGAAGAATTTGGTCCTACTTATGAGGAATTGGGTTATACGCCACCAGCATTTGAAGCTCCTGAAATTGATTACAGTGCGTATGCAGCTGCAACCCAACCAATGGCTGCTCCAGTAGAGCAATTTGACTTTAGCCAAATGGACATCGGTTTTGGACCCGGACAATTTCAACCGCCTACCGCCCCCCAAGAAATTCAAGGAATGGGACCAGAGCAATTTGCTGGATTTGCTCCGCCCGTGACTCCATCCGAACTAGCTGCCACAACTCGACCGTCATTTTTAGAGCGTGGTGCAGAAGCCGTTAAAGAAAGACTTGGCAGAACTAAACTAGAAGACGTATTGCGTGTCGGTGGAATGGCTGGCTTGGGAGCTTTAGGAGCAACACGCAGCCGTCAAGGGCAACAACAAGCGGCTCAACTGCAATCTCAATTACAAAGTATGGCTGCTCCATACTATCAAACTGGTCAAGAGTATATTCAGCGTGGACAAACTGGAGCGTTACTACCAGCTCAACAGCAACAATTACAAGCTATGAGAGCGCAAGCCCGTCAGCAACAGGCTAGGGCTGGAACGACTACTGGCACTATGGCTGCTCAATCTGAAGCCGCCATTGCTCGTCAATCTGACCTATTCCGTCAACAGTTAGTTGATTACGGATTTAAACTTACTGGTATTGGTGACCAAATTACTAAAGGCGCTATCCAAGCTGGTTACTCTGCAAGTCAAGATGCTCAAAACGCCGCTTCACAGTTTTATCGTGCAATGGCTTTAATGATTCCGGGTATTGGGTCAGAGGGTCAATCTGAAACAAAAGGTAAAAAATAATGGCTGAACCGACTGAAAATATACAAGTTACAGAAATGATGGAAAGCGTTCCATCAGATTTGCAGTCTGCTATGGGAATGCGTGAACAAGCTGGACAAGAGTTTGCCGCTGAACGTGAAACAAAGCTTAAAGAACGGGCTACCGAAGAAATAGGCATACGCTCTGACTATGCTAAAAAAAGAGAAGAAGCTGTAAAAAAATATGAGGGTGAGGCGCTACCTCCAGACGCTTTTGTTCCTAGTAAGGAAACTGCTGGTGACTTAACTGGCTTATTTTCTACTGTTGCTCTTGCTACATTTTTGGGAGGTTCTGGTCAATATAGCGGTATTGCTGCGCTAAAAAATATGTCTGGAGCCATGGAAGGCTATCGCAAAGGTCGCAAGGATTTGTTTGACCGTGAAATGCGTCAATTTGAAAAAAATTTAAAAGTTCAACTTGAAACAAATAGGCTTTTGTCGGAAAAGCTAACTAGAACATTAGATACATTTTCTAAAAATAGAGATGATGCCCTAACTCAATTAAAGCTAATTGATGCTGAATTAGAAGGTGGAAAAATTAAATATGATGTTCGCTCTAAAAACATTGATGGAATTATTAAGTACATTAATGATGAAAGAGCGTCTGAAAGAGCCATAAATAAAACATTGGCTGCACTAAAAGCAAAAAGCGAAATAGCTGAAAATAACCTCTCTCCTTCTGAACGCAAAGAAAAGCGTGGTGTTGAGAACCTTGAATACGCAGTAGATGAGTTAAGAAGAACGTTTAAACCTGAGTTTGCAAACATGAAGTTTGATACTTTAGGTCAAGGCAAAGCTTTCTTTGAAGAGCGTATTCGTAATAACCCTGAGATGGCTGAGTGGTGGAGGCGTTATGAAAATGTTGCCTTACCAGAACGTCATGCAATGTTCGGGGCAACCCTAACTGGTGGTGAAAGAGAGTCTTGGAGAAGGGCGTCTATTGGACCGGGTAACTCTACAACGTCTATTCAAAGTTGGCTTAATGATAAAACTTCTATGTTAGATAGAAAGAAAAGCCAGTTTAAGAATTTAAATACTAGCCGTAATCAAGTTGGCAATGAAGTTGACCCACTAGATATTATGAGTCCGAGGTAAGCATGGCAACATTAGATGATGTAAGACGCAAGTTTCCTCAATACGCAAACTACAATGACGAGGCTTTAGCTGCTGCCGTATGGAATCAGCACTACAAAGATAGGCTCCCATTTGAAGAGTTTTCTCGTAGGATTGGCTATACAACTGGTCAAATTCCTAGGGAAGCTCCTCCAGCAATGCCAGAAGACCCAACTAAAACAGATATTGTTTCTGATGCTGGCGGTCTTTTTGAAAGAATTATGCAGAATGTTCAAGCAGTTCCTATTGTCGGTGGTGCTGCTGGCGCTATTTCTGCGTTATCTCGATTACCGGGAGCAAGCAAACTAGGTCGTGCTTTAGGGCAGGCTGCAGAGATTGTTAAACCAAGAACAGGCGGTCAGCTTGCTCGTCAAACTACCGCTGCTGCGGCACTAGCTCCAGTCGGTTTTGCTGGAGAGCAATTAGCAGAACCGGCGGCTAGAGCTATTGGAGAAGTTTTGCCATTGCCTGAAGTTCGTGGCGAAGCTGGTCAACGGCAACTAGCAGAGGCATTACGTGTTCCATTAGGTGTTGGTGCAGAGATTGGCGCTACAAGGCTTGGGGTTGGCGCAACTACGGCAGCACAAAGAAAATTAGCGCAAAGACCCGCTGGAGTTCCAGAAGAAAGGTTAGAGGCTGCAAGAAGCCTTAAAAGACAAGGTGGAGCATTGCCATCAAGCCAGTTATTGCGTGGTTCTGAGATTTCTAAAAACATGGAAGTCTTTAATAAAAGGTATAACTCATTGGTTGGAAATCCTGAATCTACAACTTTTGGAACTAAAGAGTTTGTAAACGCATTAAATAAACTCAAGTCAGACTACAACACTTTGCTGTCAGGTAAAAAGGTTGTATTTGATGACCAGTTTTTTAATGACATTGGAGCGTTATTAGATAAGCAACGTAGCCTAGCATCTACAGGCGTAATGTTTGCTGAGTCACGCCCAATTATTAATACCTTATCTCAAATCAAGCAGTTACCACAGGATTTACAGAATAGAATCAATTCCTTGCGTGATATTCCTGAAACCACTCAAGATATTAATGTAACTCAAAACGCATTAAAAGTAATTGATGATGCCCTTGGCTTCCTATCAACTAACCGTATTGAAATGGACGCTCCAATCTATAACGAGCTTCGTTCTCAACTTGGTAGTTCAGCCTATCGCACAGGCGACCCTGAAAGGGCAAAAGTTCTTAGAAATATGCAAAAAGCATTTGATGATGCAGCAGACCGCTCGTTACCAGAAGACGTTGTTGAAGGATTAAAAACAACCCGTAATCGTTGGGAAAACTTAAAAATCCTAGAAGAAGCTCAAAAGAAGTCAGAACCCGGTCTTATCTTGCCACAAACCATTGGACAAGTAGTTCGTGGTCGCTATGACAAAGGCGTTATTTATGGCGATAAAGAGATTTTTGACATTGGCGAGCAAGGTTTATCTTTAGGAATTAAGCCTTCTGGAGCCGGTCCTGAGTTTGATGTTCAACAAGTATTGCCAACTCAAGTTGGTGGTTATCGTCAAAAAGTTGGTATTGCTGAACGTGGCACTCGTGCCGTTACAGAACCAATAAAAGCGAAAGCAATGATGGCTGGTCCTAGAACTGAGGAGCAAGTTTTACGCAGAGAAGTTCCTCAAGAGGTCAGGGCAGCTGGTCAAGGTATTGAAGAACTAATGCAAGAAGACGCAACAGCCGAGTTTCAAAAGGAGTAATCATGCCATTAATGAAAGGTAGTAGCGATAAAACTGTAAGCAAAAACATTAGCAAAATGATGAAGGAAGGTCGCCCTCAAAAGCAAGCCATTGCTATTGCATTGCGTACAGCCGGTAAACCAAAACCACGTAAATCTAGGAGATAGTAAATGAAGGACATGGAAAGAGAAATGACTGGGGCAACAACAACCCCGTCAGAGCGTAAAGAAATGGAAAAGGCTATGGAAAGAGATTCCGCTAGACAAATTTATAACCGTGGTGGAGCTACCACTACTAAAAATGAAATGAAACGCATGGCTCGCAAAGGAAAGCGATAATGGATAAGAAACCATTGCAACCCGTAGAAGACAGAGGCAAGTCTGCAGACCAAATGGCTCGTGAAGGCGGTCAACGTGAGGCTGACGCTAGCCGTCAATTTATGGACGCTGTTTATAAGCGTGAAGGCAACCGTGACATGGCTAAAGCCAAGTCTGGTCGTAAGATGAGGCGCTAATGGCTAAGAAGCCAAAGGGGATTAATCCAGACCTAGAGGATGCTGTGAACTCGATGCTAGTGGAGGTCAGAACTAACCCTGACCTTTCACTGACCGACAAGATGAAGATTCTTGACCGGGCTCTGAAGCTAGAGGCTATCAAGCTCAAAGCGGACTCTGATGATTGGGGTGCTGGATTATTTGATAATGATAGTGAAGAACAGTAGAATATATGAAGTCGTTAACTCAAAGGGGATTTCATGGAAACTACAGTTCTAAAAATAGTACGTATCGCAATTACA